AAACAAAAGACGCCAACGGTTATAGCACCATTATTAAAGCAACTAGCACCAAGTATGTTGGTATTAATAATTCTAATCCTCAAGTTTCGTTAGATGTAACCGGAAGTGCTAAAATTAGTGATGCTATAGAAATTGGAAATACTAACGAAGCAGATGCTACATTTGGAGATGATCTTAGTTTAGGATCTATAGTAACTTCAGGCGGTATGAGTATTGCTAAAAATTTAAAAATTGGCACTGATTTATTAGTAAAAGGAACAACAGCGTTCGGCAATTCAATTACAGTTGATCCTGATGCAGTTACACAACCATCTATTGGTACAACAGATTATAGATTCAAAGATATATATGCAGATACCTTCCATGGATTTTTTAAAGGATCAGTTGAAGGTACAATTACAGGTGCAGCATCAAGTGCTGCTAAACTAACAAACAGAACTACATTCAAAGTTACAGGTGATGTTACAGCAGACGATGTAATCTTTGACGGTTCTGGAGAACTTACAAAAACATTTGATATTACGGTTAACAGTGATTTTATTACAACAAAAACTGATGTAACAGAGTTACAAAACGGTGATGAAGTTTTGATTAACAGAACTACCGGCGAAACTGGTATTTTTAAAATTACTAAAACTAATTTCTTAAAAGATGTTCCAAAAAATCCAGTGGGAATGATTGTTCCTTTTGCAGGTGATATTGCACCGCCTGGATGGTTTTTATGTGATGGAACAATATTACGTCAAGCTGACGCAGTAGCATTATTTAATGTTATTGGTTATAAATTTAAATCTCAAACAGATCTTGATAATGAAGGAATTCAGTCAACTGCATTTTTTGCTCTTCCAGATTTAAGAGGTAGAATGCCGCTGGGTGCTGATAACATGGGAGACCTTCCAGCAGATCGAGTAACAAATATTGCAGCTGATACAGTTGGCCTTTCGGGTGGTAGTGAAGCTAAAGACATAAAAAAGGAAAACTTACCAGAACACGAGCATGATTTAAAATCACCAGGAGGCATTGGACATTATGCAATACGTGACGACGAAGTAGCACAAGCAGATGCACAGAGTGGTAACGTACAAAGTTTGAATATTTCAACAGGCGCAGCAACTACTAGTGGTCTTTCTTCCTCAGGAGGTATTGACGGCGGAGGTCCAACAGGGAATGGTCAGTTTAGAGGAACAGAACAGTTAGGTGCAGAATTAGAAATTATGCCTCCATACTTAACAATAAATTACATAATATTTGCAGATACCTAAGGATAAGAACTAATGGCATATACAATTAACAGAACTGACGGAACTTTACTAGTAGAGCTAATTGACGGAATACTTGATGTCGATACTACAGACATAAGTTTAGTAGGTAGAAACTACACAGGATTTGGAGAAGCAGTAAACGAAAACTTTATTAAGTTGCTCGAAAACTTTGCTAACACTAATCAGCCATCTGCTCCGCTTACAGGTCAGCTTTGGTACGATAAGTCAGAAAATAAGTTAAAGGTTTTTGATGGAGAAACCTTTCAGTCTGCAGCAGGTTCTTTTATTAGTGAAACATTTCCAGCAGGTCCTATTCCAGGAGACACTTGGTTTAGTACTATTGATAAGCAGTTTTATTTGTTTACCGGAACAGATTGGCAATTAATTGGTCCTGCATATACTTCATCGCAAGGAACTAGTGGTGTTGTAGTTGACTCTATTGATGATTTAAACCTTACACCAATTACAGTATTAAAATTAGTTATAAACGAAAGTTTAGTTGCGGTACTTTCAAACATAGAATTTATTCCAAACCAGTTACCAACTAATATTGTTCAAGGATTAGTCACAGAGTCAAATCCAACAGGTACAATATATAAAGGTTGGAACGTTTTAGATAAAACAGGATTTATCTATCGAGGTACAGCTGAAAATGCACAAAATTTATTGTCAGTAACAGGAATACCAATTCCTGAATCAGTACTTGTAAAAACAAATCAACAAAATACAGTTTCAGACTTGTTTACTATTGCAAATTCAAGTGGATTAGTTATAGGCGAATCAGGACAAGGACGTTTTGTTGTTGACGACGGTGTATCTATAAGAAGTACAGCACAGGGATTTGATTTTAACATTGATATTAACAGTAGTGCAGATCCGGTTGCTAGAACAACTGCAATTAAAATTAAGCCAAACACAAAACGTGTTGGTATATTTCAATCTAATCCGCAATATAATTTAGATGTTACAGGTAGTGCAAGAATTACAGGCGACTTAATTGTTGAAGGTGATCAAGTTACTACTAATGTTACAACACTTGATGTTGAAGATAAAAATATTGAATTAGGATCAGTTGCTGGACCAACTAACAATACAGCAGACGGCGGCGGCATTACACTTAAAGGTTCTACAGATAAAACAATTAATTGGTATAATTTAACAGACAGTTGGACATCTTCAGAACATTTTAATTTGGTAGCAGGACGTGAATATAGAATTGAGAACACACAAGTTCTATCGGCAACAACACTAGGTAACGGAGTAACTAACAGTAATTTAGAAAACTTAGGAACACTTACTAGTTTAACAGTTAATACTACTAGATTGGTTAATAATATTCTAACACGTACTGGAGGCTTAACAGGATTCCAAATTAATGTTGGAGGAGATATTAATGTAACTTCTAGTAAAATTGTCAATATGACAGAGCCTACAGATGATTACGATGCTGCTAACAAAATTTATGTTGATAGAATAATACAAACAGAACCAATTATTTTCAGCATGGATTTAACTGGTTATGTTTCGGGTGAATACAACGATAGATTGATTGACTATCTAAACGATTTATATCCTCCTAGTGCATTTGCAGAAGGTAAAAAAGCAAGAGTTGCTTGCTATTACTACGGAAACCAATCAACAGACCCAATTGACGTTGCAACAAACTCGTCAACTACTACAGTAGAGGTTAATGCAGCAGCAGGCGGCACGGTAAGTGTGTTACAAGGTATTAATTTACCAAACAGTTTAACGCCGTCATTTACATTAAGCATTACAAGAGAAACAAGATACTTTATTATCAATAATTTAGGAAATTGGATAGTGAATAGTGACACTAATAACCTATAATGAATAAATACAGTACAAGATACATTATTGAGGACACTTAAATGGCATATACTATAGACAGATTCAGCAAAACCCCTTTAACAACAGTTGAAGATGGTACGCTAAATGAAACAACAGACATAAAGTTTGTTGGTAAAAATTATGCAGGTTATGGAGAAGTACATAATGAAAACTTCCTGCATATGATGGAACATTTTGCAGGAGCAAATCAACCACCTAAACCTGTAAGCGGACAAATTTGGTACGACACAGGCTCAGACAGAATGAAGTTCCGTGATGAAAACAGTTCATGGCGTTCAATTGGAGGCGCAGAAGTTTCAGGAACACAACCAGCTGGATTAGCACAGGGTGATTTTTGGTGGGATAGTGCAAACGAACAACTATATGTATACAACGGCGCAACGTTTATCTTGATTGGTCCTCAAGACGCAGGCGAAGGTGTTACACAAATGGTTAGTCAAACCATACTTAACTCTGCAGATGTATCTAAAAGTATTATTGTTGCATATGTAAATGATGTTGCACAGTTTGTTATTTCAAATGAAGCGTTTACTATTAAACCAGTTGAAGGAAATAGTATTTCAGGTTTTGATGATATTAAAGCAGGTATTACTTTACGTGATGCAAACAGCACTACTGGTGTTAGTAGTTCTAAATTTTGGGGAACAGCAGCAAACGCCGAAAGACTAGGAGGAATTGATGCTTCTAGTTTTGTTCAAGCAGGAAATGCAATATTTAATGATCAAATAGAATTGGCAAATGGTTTAGTTGTTAACAATGTTTTTGAATTTATTACAAACGGTACCGCAGGAGTAATTAAAAACTCTAGTGGACCAGACAATGAAATACATTTTATTACACTTGACGCAACAAGTCAACAAGTACATTCAATAACTATTAATGCAAATGGTTTGTTACCAGGTACAACTGCTGGTGATTACCATCTTGGTACTAGTGATAAACCCTTTGATCAAGTATGGTCAGACGAATTTAAAGGAACAGCAGATCAAGCAGACAAATTAAAAATAGGTTTAACTGGAAGTAGTTACACTTATGCCAGTGAAACAGCAACAGCATCAACTATAGCAGTGCGTGATAGTAATAATACTATTGCAGCAGATATATTTGAAGGTGTAGCAACAAGTGCAAGATTTGCTGACTTGGCTGAAAAATATACAACAGAAAAGATTTGGCCAGTTGGTACAGTTATGTACATATGCGAAGACCCTGCATTTGAAGCAGCACCTGCTCAACTAGATTCCTATCCAATTGGTGTAGTTTCAGCTGATCCAGCATACTTAATGAACTCAGCAATTAAAGGACAAGCACTTGCACTTGAAGGTCGTGTTCCAGTCAGAGTTGTAGGATCTGTAGTAAAAGGTGATAAATTATATGTAGATGCCGAAGGTACTGCAAGCACTCATTTTAACGGTAACCCATTAATAGGAATAGCATTAGAATCAAATTCAGCTGAAGAAGAAAAGTTAGTAGAGTGTATATTACGCCTTTAAAATATTGGAGGAAAAATGACCAACCGTATTGGAGAAGTAATTACATCTTCTACATTCAATGCAATTCGAGGACGAGTTAATCGGGTATTAGGAGTAGGTGACGGAACAACTCAAGGTTATGGTTTAGAACTCCAAAGCCAAGCAAAAGGTGACGGAGAAACTATTACCGCTGCTGACATGATTGCTCTATATAACGATATAGTCAGAGCAAGAGTACACCAAAAAGGATCAAATAATTTAGAGTGGACTAACCCTGAAGGTCTTGCTCCGCCAAGTTCTGACGAAATTATTGGATATTATGCAGCCGATGTTAACGATTTGCCTGATCAAACAAATAATACATATAACTTACTATGGGTAGACGGCGACAGAGGCATTGGGTTATACAATCCTTTGTTAGCAGGATCTAATTTAGAATTAAGAATTGTAACTAATGGCAGACTTTACGAAGTTAATATTACAGACGAAGGACAAGGATTTTCAGTAGGAGACACTATTTTAATTCCTGGAACTTTAGTAGGAGGTAGTTCTCCGGCAAATGATCTCACTATTACAGTAGTTACTATAGGGTCAAATGGAAATATTACATTTATCGATCCTGCACTACAAACAGGTGAAGCTAAACCGCAGCAGAGTTCATTAGGTGCTACAGAAGACATTAATGAAGGCTTTCAAGATTATCTTGATGCAGTTACAGACATTGAAAATGATAAAGATTTGATTGGACCCGGACAGTCATCAATAAAAATTGTTGCAACTTCGTCAAGAACATCTACATGGTCAAGTATAATTTATCATGCATTTGAAATAGAATGGGATACTGCTGATAACAGACGATACTTTTTTAATACAGGCGGCGAAATTAGATTTAATGCTAGTCTTACTGGAGGATTATCTGTAGCTGGAAATGTAGTATCTCCAACTATAAAAGATGAAATTTGGCAGTCTATGCTAGATAATGTTGGTACTGTATTTTTTGGAAAAAACAGAGTGTACGGAAACGGTACTGAAGGTACTGGAGTTGAATATGGAAACTTTAGTGGAACTACAGAAGTTGACTGGGAATCAACATCTTCAGAAAATAGATTAAAAGTTTTTTCACAGACTGGAGTTGGAATTTATAGCGAAAATGAATATTATATTGCTGTGTTTCAAAAGTCTGATACTATATTATCTTTTCAAATAGTTTTTAATGACGCAGATTTAGGCGATCCTAATGAAGATGAATTTGTTACTGGTAGAATAGATACTTCGGTTAGTCTTAAATTAATTACTGGAGAACTAGCAGTTCCTGAACCAACTATTTTTGAAAGATCAGAATTATAATTTTACATAAATACACATACAATTAGAATTTAAAGGGAAACAAACATGCCGTTACAAATAGGAAGCGTAATTAGCAGAGCTGAGTATAATGCAATTCAGGCAAAAATTGCATCAGTTTTAGGCGACAACAGTGTAGATCCAGAATTTGGATACGGTCGCGTCCTTGAGAGTTCACAGATTACAACTTCAAAAGTTATTGAGTCTGAAGATATGCTGGCTCTATACAATGATTTAGTTAAAGCAAGAACTCATCAAAAAGGATCAAACAATTTAGCATGGACCGGAGATGGATTAGCTTCTCCGAGCGATGGAGAATTTATTGGAGTAGATGCAGCTGATGTTGGAGTAAATCCGCTAGATCCAAACGATATAAGTTCTACATATGCTTCTGCTGATACTACAGAAGGTTTTGCAGATTTTGATTCAGCAGCTGATGATATTGTTACAGACCACGATCTTCTTGGCCCAGGACAAATGTCAATAATGTCAGGCACAACTTCGATTAGAGATACCCAATGGGGCGGCAATGATGTTAGTGCTCCGGGTAGTTCTATCAATCATACAGTTACAGTTACATGGGCAAATGCAGACGAGCGTAGATACTTTTTTAATACAGGCGGCGAATTACAATTTAGTGCTCTTAACGAGCAAGGTTTGACTTTCGGAGGCAGCGAAGGAGCAAAAACTTTAAACTGGCGTAGTATGCTTAGTACACAAGGCGCCATTGTCTTTGGTAAAAACAGCACCGCAGCTAGTGGTACAAACCCGGGCAGCGGATCATCAATAGGTAATTTTTATTCACAATGGTCTAATACAAGTTCTAGTAACCCTGTAACAATATATACTAAAAATGGTTCAGGTGTTTATGCTGAAAATAATTATACTATTAAAGCATGGGAAACAGCGTCAAACAGTTTAAGATTTGATATTATTTTCCAAGACGCAGACTTAGGTGAAGGCGGTCCTGCTCCAGATACTCCAGTTGACGAATTTGTTAAAGGAGAAACAACTAGTTATCTTAATTACAAAGTGGCCACTGGCCTAGGTTTATCTAAACCTGCTAATACTAACAATAGCACACTAAGTGGTTCAGCTACTGGACAAACAAATTTAAGTATTAGTGTTGAAGACGGCGCAGGAAATACTATAACACAAGTTGACGAAGGCGGCACAGTAGTATTTAAAATTGAAACAGTTAACGTTGCAACAGGAACACAATTTAGTTATACTATTAGTGGCACCAATGTACAGCAAGAAGATATTAGTTTACCAGGTACATCAGGAACTATTACAATTGATAACAGCGGAACCGCAGAAGTTTCTATGGTAATTAATGAAGATGAAACAACAGAAGGTATTGAAACACTAGTATTTACAGTTAGTGGTTTTGGCCCATCTGGTATAAGTTCATCTGTTACTATTAATGATACTAGCCAAAATGTTCAGTTTGCTCTAAGAGCTCAAACAAACATTGTGAACGAAGGCGAAACAGTAGGTTATTGGTTAGATGGAGGACAGACTGAACTTGATGGAGAAACAATATATTGGGATATTGATCCTCCTGCTAATGAATGGGTTGAAGCATCAGGTACTTTTGTATACGATGCTGCCGCAACTTATAATGCAGCAAATCCTGCATTTACAATAACACCTGCACTAGACGAAGTTCTCAACGACTATTACTACGTAGATGTTAACATAAGAAGAAACGGACCAGACCAGCCTATAATTAGTAGCCAAGGTATTAATGTTTACAGTACTACTGAAGATCCATTTACGTTTAAGATTGATACAGCAGTAGTTTATGACGGTGATGGCGTTTCGAATGCAACAAGAAGCAACTTTGATGATAAAAAGTTTACGTTCTATTTCCAATCTGATTCAGGAGATCTGTCAGATATTGCATTTAGAGTAAGACCAATCAGCGGCGGCACACTTGTAAGTCCTAATTATAGTCCTACACAATATTTTAATTATATTGGAACTGGTTCTGGTTATGCACAAGTAACATGGGAATTTAGTGTTGCAACAGTTGCTGAAATAGATGTTACAGGTAGAGGCAAGTTTACTTTTGGAACAGATACAAACTTTAGTTTTAAAGACGCACTTGGTGGTGATCAGCAAGAATTTAGAGATAACGGATCTAAAGTTGTAGATGTTATAAATTGGGGTAGAGAGTTTGAATTTACCTCGTTTGATTATATGTTTAATAACTGTCCGTTAACTATATTAACAGATACATCTAATCCATTTGCAAATCATACTGTTACAAATTGTGCAGGTATGTTTTACAAGTGTAAAGACTTTACTGGTCAATTATCAGGACTAAATTCATGGAATGTGAGTAGCGTTACAACAATGAATCAAATGTTCTTAGGTTGTACAGCGTTTACAGGTCCTATTAGTAACTGGAGTGTGGGCAACGTTACAGATATGAAGAGCATGTTTGAACGAGCTCACTTGTTTAATACCGATATAGGCGGTTGGATAACAAGTAATGTAACTGATATGACATCTATGTTTGAATGTGAGCATGACAATTCAACATACCCTCCAGCTAATCAGGGTACATTTAATCAAGATATTAGTGGCTGGGACGTAACGTCTGTTATAGGTATGAACAGAATGTTCTTCAATCATCAAGGATTTAACCAAAGTCTTACAGCATGGTGTGTTGATCATTTAGGCGGCGCTAACCAACCAGTAGGATTTAATGGCGGTGAGTCTGCTTTAACTAATGCTAACTTGCCAGTGTGGGGAACCTGTGGCGGTGTAGTACCTCCGGGTTCGATTCCAATCACTTTTGAAATTATCGGCGGCGGAGGCGGAGGAGCCGGACAAGGATTCTTCGGACAAGCTGATGGCAGCGACGGTGGCGCCACTAGTATAACATTTAGCCAAGCAGTTGGATTACCAGCTGCTACGTCTCAAGGCGGAGCCGGCGGCGCTAATGGACCTAATGCTACTGATGGTGAATCGAGTGCGTATGGTGCAGGCGGTCCACAAGGTACATCAGGATCTAATCCTTCAGCAGGTGGCCATGCTCCTGTTAGTTCATATGGCGCCGGCGGCGGTGGTGGCGGCCAAGGCAACTTCAACGCTGGCGAACCAGCAGCAGATGGCGGCCGAGGCGGTTCTGCTGCAACTAGAGTTACTAGGGGTCAAGAATATGGTAGTGAAGGAACAGTACAAATAATTGTTGGCGCAAAAGGCACATTTGGACAAAGTACAGATTTAACCAAAGTTCCAGGAGGCTTTGGCGCACCTGGCTATTGCAAATTAACTACAGGCACAAATGGAATTGTTAGAGAATTTACAGAACCTGGAACTTATAACGTAAACATAGTTGCAAATCCTTAGTTAACACTTGACAAAACTCCTATAAGACTATATAATATAATATAGAATCTTATAGGAGTAATCGTATGGACGAACGACTTAAAAAAGCACTAGAACAAAGCGATCTAATGGTTGTTCTTAATCAGCAAAAGCGAATAATCAAAGAGCAATATCAAGCAGACCTAGTACACTATCAAAATGGCTGTCAATTTACAGCAAATCAAGAATTAATTAGTTTTTGTCAAAGCATGATTCAACTTGGCCAAACACAATCTGTTGTTATAGATAATAACGGTATTCCATGTTTAATTGAAAATCTAGAAAATTTTGCAACTGATTTAGTTGAAACATATGCAGGCGCAACTAATGGATATTTCAATAAGTACGAAAAATTAAAAAAGCAAAGAAGTGTTGAAGGAATTGTATCATAATGAATTCAGGTGTACTTGTATTTGCTTACAATAATGAAAAAATCAACTATATAGAGCAAGCAATTTATCTTGCATCTCGCATAAGCAAGTATTTAAACTTGCCCACAAGTATTGTAACTGATACTATCAGCAAATTTGACGAAAGTTATTTTGATAAAGTTATAAGAACAGATCCTGCAAAGTATACACTAAAGACTTATAATAACGGAACATCTAAAAATCACTCGTTAAGTTTTAAAAACGATAAACGGGTGTATGCTTACGATCTTTCTCCATACGACAATACTTTGTTAATGGATACTGATTACATTATTGCTGATAGTGTTTTATCTAATTGTTTTGATTCTTGCTATGATTTTATGATTTATAAAGATGCAGTTGATTTAGCAGGGCATAGAGACTATTCTGAGTTTGACAAAATAAGCGAAACAGGTATAGACTTTTATTGGGCAACGTGTGTTTATTTTACAAAAACAAAAAAGAATAAAATATTCTTTTCTCTACTACAGCATATACAAGAAAATTATCAACACTATAGACAAGTGTATCAAATACAAACACCAGTCTACCGCAATGATCATGCTTTTAGTATAGCAATTCATATGATGAACGGTTTTGAAAAAAATAATTTTGCAAAGAAAATGCCAGGTACAATGTTCTATACTACTGATAGAGACATCGTATACAGTATCAAGGATGACGAATTTAAATTTTTACTAGAAAAAGAAAAAGTGTTGCATGAATATACACCTGCAACAATTAGCGGAAACAGTGTACATGTAATGAATAAATTTAGTTTAGCAGAGGTAATCAATGGATAAAAATTTTATCTTAGTTGCTCAAAATACAAAATTTGATGATTATGTAAGACAAGCATGTGTTTGTGCAATGAGTATTCATGCAACAAATAAAAATGCAAGCATAGCAATTATTACAGACGACGAAGTTCCTACACAGTATAAACATCTGTTTGATCATATTATTCCCATACCATGGGGTGATCTAGCAGAAAAATATGAATGGAAAATACACAATAGATGGAAAATTTATTTTGTTTCTCCTTACGAAAGCGCAGTTGTACTAGATACAGATATGTTAGTACTAGACGACCTTAGTACATACTTTAGTATATTTGAAAATTACGATATATGGCTTACTTCTAATGTATTAGATTACAGAGGAAATCGTGTATCAAATGATTATTACAGAAAACGTTTTACAAAGTATAATTTACCAAATACATATTTTGGTTTGCACTACTTTAAGAAAAGTGATTTTGCTCTTGAATTTTACAAGTGGTTAGATATTATTACTAACAACTGGAAAGAATTTTACAAGTTTGGCAGCAGCACACTAATACAAAAAAATGCTAGTATGGATGTAACATCAGCAATGGTAGTTAGTATGCTAGGTTGCGAATCAAAAGTCACCAACAGTCAAATAGATGCACCAACTTTTGTTCATATGAAACCAAACATACAAGGTTGGCACGGAGTTACTGAAAAGTGGCAAAATAAAATTGGTTCTTATCTAACAGATAACTTAGAGTTGTATGTTGGAAACTTTAAACAAAACGGAATATTTCACTATACTGAAAAAGATTTCCTTACTGACGACATTGTAAATGCATACAATAATATAATGGATATAAAACATGTTGAAATATAAAGTATATTTTGAAGAAGACTCTGGAGCAATTTTAGCAATAACTAATATTGATCAAGAATATGATAATTTTTTTGAAATAGATTACGAAGATGTTGCACCATATGTTGAAGGCACAAAGACTGTATCTTTGTCAAAGGTAGTTTACAACATTAATACTTCAGAATATAATATTATATCAAAAGAAGAAAAACTCGAACTATTAATTGACGATCTGATTTATAAAATTACACCAAAAGAAAACTATCAGTTAGGAGTTTGGAAAAACAATCCTAAAAAATGTTGGACAATTAACTTGTCAGACTCTTATAGGCAAGATCTTGAAAAAATTAAAAGCAGGCCAAACCAAAGTTTAATTTTTAGTATTACACAATACAATAATCCTAATATATTGTATAGACATTTTTCATGCATGTTAAACGATCTAATTGATAATCCTAGTATTGACTTTGAATATGCAAGCCAGGACGAAGAAGAACTAACAAGATTTAGCGTATATACTAGTAGAAAGTTCGAAAAGTATACATGCGGGGTAATTGATGGCTAAAATTAAAGTTATTGATCAGGATATTGTTTTCCTGAGCTATGACGAACCGAACGCTGAAAAGAATTATGCAGACCTATGTAGTAAATTACCATGGGCTAAACGTGTTCACGGTGTACATGGCAGTGATGCAGCACACAAGGCATGTGCTGACATAGCAGAAACAGAATATTTTGTTACTGTAGACGCAGATAATATAGTTGATCAAGAGTTTTTCCAACAAGTAGTTGATATTGACGAATTGGGATTAACTCCGGATCATGTGTTTAGTTGGTGCGGTAAAGTTCATGTTAATGGGCTAATGTACGGCAACGGCGGCTTAAAAATGTGGACACGTAAGTTTGTACATAATATGAAAACACATGAGCACAGTATAGAAGGCGACGAAAGAGGAAAAGTAGAATTTTGTTTTGATGACAAATATTATCAGTTTAACGAAAACTTTAGTACAAGTTACACTAACGCAACCCCGCAACAGGCATGGAGAGCGGGCTTTCGAGAAGGTGTTAAAATGAGTTTAGATCAAGGTGCTCGAGCAACTGATATAAAAAAGGTATACTGGCAAAATTTTGATAGACTAAGAATATGGTGTTCAGTAGGCGCAGATGTTGAAAATGGCCTATGGAGCATATTGGGTGCTAGAGAAGGACTGTATAAAACAATGTGTAGAGATTGGGATTATGCAGAAGTAAGAGATTTCGAATGGCTTAATAACTATTGGAAAGAAGTTGAAGCACGTACTTCTGATGTTCAAAAACATATTAAAAAAATAGGTGAAAAAATAAAAAGAGATTTGGACATTGAGATAGCAGATCTTGATGCAGAAGGATCTAAGTTTTTTAAAGCAGTCTATAATAATACTCCAAGGATAATTAGAAGAGCCAAATGAACAACGAGCTAATACGTATAAAAGAAATTATGCCAAAGGTAGAAGCCCAAACTTCTCCTACATTTTGTTTGGCTAAATGGCACCATACTACGATCTATTTACAAACAGGTGAAACACATAGTTGTTATCACCCTGCCCCTCATAAGATTCCGCTTGAAGGTTTAGATACCAATCCAAGTCAGTTACACAATACACCTG